GCGTGAACAGGAACATCCCTGATGTCAAAACCAATGGTGCAATAAACCGCCGGATGAACTTGAACTCAATTCCCCCAAGCGCATAAAGCGTCGCAAAGGCCACCACGAACAGCAGCCTCAGGACCATTTCAAACTGGATTTTGTACTCTTCCTTGTTCATTTCCCGGCTTTCTTGGCTTTATTTGCCTTCCGCGCCTCGATCTCTTTGGCAATGGCTTCATCCGCATCCATGCCCTCTTCGGCCTTGGCTTCCTTGGTCACAACCTCTTTAAGAGGCTTTTCCAACTGGTCAACGGAAACGTCTCCGACATATCCTTCGCCCTTTACAACAGGCTTTGGATCAGGCGCGCGACCGTCAGTATCAACGCGCTTGAAAATATCCCCGGCGCTCAAAAGAAGCTTTCCGGCGAAATCCCCGTCATCATCCGCGATCTTCACAACCTTGAACGGCTGAAAAGTGTAGGACTTTTTCTTGCCGTCACATTCAATCTCGACGATCTTGGGATTCTTCTTTCCGAAATATACGATTTCCATACCAAATCACTTTCGTTACGTTAATGGTTAAAAAAAGAGGGGCGGTTTAGGCCCCCCTTTGTTAATTCGCGTCTGTCCAGGCATCAGTCATTCCAACACCGTAGATAGATTCATCAACAACCCAAACACCGTTCGTGACTGCAACAAGATTTACAGCGCATCCTTTCTTACCGCATCTGATCTTATCCCCTGCAGCCAAAGCAGGAAGGCCAGCGGCATAGATATATTCGTCGACCTGAGGGTCGATATAGATGTTCTGGTCAACCATGTCCACGAACTTGTACTCACGACCGATAACCGTACCGGCATCGGGAAGAGTGAAAGTCACGGCGCCGGTCGCTCCGGCGTTCGTAATGATCCTCTCGTAATCTTCCTTCGTGACGGTATAGGCGGCGGTCTTGTTCACGATATCGCGCGCGCTTTTGGTCTTGAAGATGTCCGCATTCGCACCGCTGCAGACAAGCATCAAGAACATTGCCGCGAGAATCGTTCCAAGAAACGTTTTACTCATTTGTTCTCTCCTTTTAAAGAGAGGGGAAGGCTTTCGCCTCCCCCTTTCAGTGGTTAATTGTCGTAGCACAACAGCGTCAGACGGCACTTCTTGTACGCCCCTGCCGCTGAATTGGTGGCCTGCCACAGCTTGATATTCACTTGGTTGGCAGTTGAACCATCTTCGATCGCCTGGACCGCGACCTGGGCATTAGCAGCCGGGTCCTCGACCAGATCAACCACGCCCAAAACCTTCACCTTATCAACATCAGCGATTGTGATGTTGCCGGTAGCGCCGTCGGTGGTAACATCATAAACACGGATGCTATCCCCGCCGCTTGTACCGATCTTCTTTACCAACGTTGCCGAATAAGACATCTTATGCCTCCTTATTTAAGGGGAGCGGCCCTGCGACCGCCCCCCGATTTACCCAACTTAGATCGTGGAGATAAACGTATCGACCGCGATCACCCCGAAGTCCTCACTGTTGAACTTCGACTTCTGAAGCCCGAACACTCGACCGCAAGCGATTGCCCACTTGTTGCCGAAATCGAACTCCTTCTCGTTCCAACCAGCACCGGCATCACCGATACCTAGCACTAACGCCTGATTGCCCAAAAGAAGAGCACGGGCACCGGCAAGCGCGCTTCCAGCGCCAACCGACAGGGTGGGAACGAAATTGTGGACATGGATAATCACATTGTCCACGACCGCATCAGCCCCGGCGATCAACGGGTTATCCTTACCACGGACCTCGGCGTCCTTCATGAACGTCGTATAGTCCGAGTCCTGCGTCAGATCGAACTTCTGACGAGGATGGATGATGAGGACGTAATAATCCTTTCCCTGATACCGGATCGGCTGAATCTTAGGCGTGACAGTCTGCGCCTTCGCCTTCAGCTTGAAGATGAGACTGAGCGTCATCTTGTCCGAAGAGTCGATGTCGCTGTCCGAAGAAGCGTCGCCACCGTAGACCACGCGATTCGTGGACGGAACGGTCGGCGTGTTCGAGAAAGTATAGGCAACGATACCGCCCAACTTTCTGAAACACTCCTTCTCCATGATCTCCGCGATCCACCCCGCAAGACCATCCTTGGCCTCAGTGCGGAGGTTGTACGCGCTCGACTTCTCATCCATGCGCCCCTTCAGGCGAACGGCATTGCGCTTCTGGTCGATGTAGACCGTCTGGTCATAAACCGACAACTCTTCTTCGTTGCCTTCCAGTTCAGCGTCGCCATCGACACCTTCACCGGAGAGCTTCATCCGAAGACCAACCGTGATCCGGTTGCCCTTTTCTTTCTGGAAATCCGCCTTCAGGTAAATCGGAGACTTACCGTTGGTGGACATGAACTGCTTGAACCACATTTCTTCAAGCGCTTCCTTCAGGAGTTCTTTCTCCCAAAGCTGCTTCTTGAAATTCGTGATAACGCCTGTGTTACCCATTGTGTACCCCCTTATTAGGCCGCTTTAATCGGCGGCTCTCAAAGCTCTCTCTCTGATGCTGCGGGGTAACTTAAAGAACTGAGCCTCGCTCATGTTGGCTACTGTCCGTGCGAGTTCTTCGTCTTCCATTGACTTCAGGCTGTCCAGGTCGGCCTCTTTGCCCGATGATCCGCCACTCACTCCGGCAGATGTTCCCTGCTTCTCAGCATTGGAAATCATCTTTTCGACCGTCGTTTGTGACTTTTTCACCGTTGGTGCCGGTGCCTTCTTCCCGAAATTCGGGTTGAGCTTGGCGATCTCGTACACCTTGGCAACAGGATTCCCCTTCGTTCCCTTGTCGCTCTCGGCCTTTAATTCCAGAGCAAGACCCGGATACTTCTGGATCATCTCCGCTGCATGACCAAGCGCCTGTGGATAATCTGGATGACTCTTTTTGAACTCGACTTCGAGCTTGTCAACGTGCTCCTCATGCTCCCGGCGCGCCTCAGATTGGCGAGCTTCTTCTTTTTGACGTTTCTGCGCTTCCTTCGCGGCCTTCGCCTTTGAAGCTTCACGCAGCTTCTTCATTTCCCCTGCTGTCAGGAAATCATCGTCCTCTTTGCCCTTGAGAATGGAGTCAAGCGGGTCTTCCTCATCGGCTTCCCCACCCTGGTCCTGTTCATCTTCGGGCTTCTCCTCGTCCTTGCCGAACTTCTTCTTGAGCTTCAGAAAGTCGCGCTCTTTCTCGGTCTCTTGGCGCTTCTCCCGCTCCTGCTTCAGGGCGCGGTAAAGGCCTTGTTCCCGTTTCGAGAGCTTACCGACTTCCTCTTCAGGCAAGTCTTGGTCCAGGTCGATGTCCTGATCTTCGCCCTCTTTTGGCTTGGGCGCTTCGCCTTCGTCGGTATTGTCTTCATCAGCGTCCGGCGATTCGCTGTCCGGGTCAGAGTCATCCGTCTTCGGCTTGGCTTTTGGCTTTGCCTCTGGATCACTCTCATCCGCGCCCTTATCGAGCGGTAGATCAAGACCGTTTAAAAAGTCTTGACCATCTTTCGCCTCTTCAGGCGAAGGTGGCGTATCTTCATTTACGCCGTCGAGCAATTCGTTTGTTTTTCCCATACTGCTCCTTTGCCCGTTAACGATGGGCTTCGATGCGCCTCATTATTTTTTCGCCTGAGGCGGTCGGCGTTTCGGTGCCCCTGCACCGGGTAGTCCTGGGGCGGCAGGCGGTTGCTGCTGCATCCTCATAATGATTTGCTTCCTGACAGAATCAGGAAGATCGGAATACTCAAGCATGATGTCCGGAGGAATCGGATAGCCTTGGCCGGCTAAGTCTGTAAGAAGGGTGTAATTGGCGTAACGAATGGTTGGGCTTTCCTGACCTTCTCCGATGGAGATGTCGTACTCGCCAAGCTCTGAGGAGTTCAGAACTTCGGAGATCATGTCCGCGGTGACACTGTTCTCGGAGATGAACTGCTCGCCAAGAACCTTGGCAGCGGTTTCAACGCTGAACAGAGTCCCGAGTTGGGAAAGAATGAACTTCCCAACGATCTCCTGAGTCCATGTGAAATTATCGAATATTCGTTTGAGAATGAGGACGCCTTGTTGCTGACGGAGCGCAATCGCTCGGCCAGAGGCCGTCTTGTCCTCCATTGCAAGCATGTCCGCATTTATGCCAGAAATCAACTTTATGTCCTGATGCGCTTCGTTCTCGAGAGCAAGGTGGCCCTGGCTGATCTGTGAAGGATTGATCCTTTCCGGCTTCTGGTATCCCTTCTTGTACTGAAGATCAACGCCCGGAGAAGAACCAAAGTTCTTGACGACATCGGAGTCAACCCAAGCGCCTTCCTCAGACAGCCAGCCGCTATTCGCGGACGTATTCAGGTGATGCAAGGCCTGTGATCGGCGCTTGTTCTTTTCCTTCTGCGGGTCCTTGAGGTTGCGGACAATGCCTTGGTAGGCCAAACCCTCATCTTTCAGCGCGCGCTTAGCCAATGACGTGTAATGCGCGAAGAATGGGATGATCGGATAGGTCTTCCACTTCGGATACATCGGGGACACGATGTCGTTAATAAGCTCGTCCTCGATGACAAAGGCCACCCAAATCTGCGGAACGTGGCGCTCGATGACCTTCTGCTTCTCTTCAAACTGAGTTACCTCCACAACCTTGCCCGATGCCGGATCATCCTGGACGGTCTTGGAAGGCATTTCTGCGGCCTTCTGGTCAAGAAAGGACTGTGCCTCGGCCTTGGAATTGAAAAACTGCGCTATGCCCCTATTCGGGTCGGCGGCAAGGTACTGCGGAACGTGCTTCTTGTACCAATATTCGGCGTAATAAAGACGGTCGTTCTCTTCCTCATCGTCGCCTTCTGGCTCTTTGTCCTCTTCCATCTGGCCGACACTCGGGTACTGCGGTCCGGGGTCTTTCTTGGTCTTCTCAATGCCAAGCTCGCTTATAAGAGCGTCCTCGTCAGTCTCGGTCTTTGTGGGCTGAATATCCTTGATCTTGTTGATGAAGTTCGGGAACATCTCCATCAGCTTGTCGCGTGAGAAGAACCGTTCCTTGACCACATAGCCAGCGTCAGAAAGGTCGTATTCAACCGAATCCGGGTCAATGCGGATGCTGAAACCGTCTTCAGCCTTGAACTGAAGCTCGCCATTAATCAGGTTGTTGGTGTAATCAATGTACGGCTCAATGAATCCCTTGCCGGTGATCGTGCCGTCCTCGAACTGCTGAGAAAGTTTCTGCTCGACCTTGGTGCGCTGCTGAACCTTTTTGAGAAGCCGGGTGGCAATCTCACTCTTAATCTGGTCTTCTCCGCCCTCCGGGAACGCACGAATGGATGAGCGAGACTGTCTCTGATACCCAATGGCAAGGAAAACAAGCGGCTGAATGATGTTGAAGGTCAATGCCGGACGCTTCTGAGCATCAAGGATGTCTTTGTCCTCTTGCTTCCACTGGTCGCCCAGGGCAAAGCGTAAATCCTCGCGCGCAGCCTTCTCCCACGCCGCAGAGTACCGCTTCGACCGCTTGATGTTTGCTTTGATCTTCTGAACTGTAAGCTTCTTGTCAGCCATACCTCTCCTCACGCAGCCATTGAACTGCCACCAGAGCTGCTTTTCATTGAACCAACCCACTTGGGCGTGTTCTTATCGGCCTTCACAACGCCGTAATCGAGCGAAACGTCCATCTGCTCACACATGGCAAGCGCGTCAACCAGGTCAATGAACTGGCTCTTGATCTCAGTCCGGGTGACTCCGGCCAACTCCGCCTTGATCTCATCCAACCACTCGGCCTCATTCGGGAACCACACGGCATGAGCGCGGAACCTTGGCTGCAGCATCTTGATACGCTCCAACTTGCTCCCGGCCTTGGCGTGTTCGATCTCCTCAATCGAGAAGCGAACGTTGCGCTTGGTCATCTCCTTGTAGATGAACGGCTCGAAGACCTGCTTGAACATGCCCTTCTCAATCCCGAAACGGCGAATACCCCACCGGCGCACCGCTGAAAACATCTTGTCCAGAAGTTCTACGCTGTCCCATCGGCCATAAGGAACGTCCACGATGTACCAATGGCCGTCCTTCATCCGGGCGCAGATGATGATTGCCCGGAAGCAAGCGCCAAGTTCCTTGGATGATGCCGGGTCCAGGGTGGCGAATACTTCCTCGGCCTCGGCTGCCATGCTGATCGTCAGGGATGGAGGAAAGAAGGTCAGGTCCTTGTCGCGGAAGATGCGCGTCTCATCAGAAACGGCCTTGCACATGCGCTCACGCAACCAGATATCGAGC